ACAGCAGCCAATTCTCTGGGATATTTAGAGGTTTAGTATGTACCAGATTATGATAGTGGATTTAGAGGTCGAGAACTTTGAGTATTACGGCAACGTGGCATCCCCGTACTGTCCCGATAACTACGTTGTAGAAAGCGCATATCGCATAGACACAGTAGATGACGCCGGGCAGTTGCATACGGGGGACGTATTCAGTATCCGCTTCAACAGCAAGGCCGAGTTCCTAGAAGACAACGCAGGCCCACACAGGTGGTTTTCCATACCGGAACACTGCACTATGATAGTCGCGCACAACAGCAGCTTCGAGGTGTCCTGGTTCTTATCCTACCAGCGGAAACATTTCGAGGACTTCCTAAAGCGTGGCGGCCGGGTATACTGTACGCAGCACGGGCAGTACATAGCCGCAGATTTCCAGGAGATGTATCCTGGGCTAGATGAGACCGCCCCAAAATGGGGTGGTCAGCACAAAGTTGATGGTGTGAAGATACTATGGGAGCAAGGGAAGCGTACTTCCGAAATTGATCCGTACCTACTTCACGATTACCTCGTCAACGGTGACGTGCCAAATACCGGGCTGTGCTTCTACGGACAATGCGCCCTATTCGCCCAACGCAATCAGATGCAGTATGTCTACGAACGAATGGAGGCAGCACTAGCTTGGAGCTATTGTCAATGGTTCGGCCTGTTCGTTAATATGCCAATTGCACGCAAGAACCAGGAGGAGCAGGAGCAGCGTATCCGTGAGATTAAGCAGGAGCTGCAGCAGTACATCCCGAAGGACTTGCCGGAGACTCTTGACTTCAACTTCGGGTCGGACTTCCATATGTCAGCACTGGTGTACGGCGGGCCTATCAAGTACCGCAAGAAGGTGCCATATGACCCGCCGCAGTACGTCAAGGCCGACTTCTATAAGTACGAGGACGAAGAGGGCGCGCACACCTATATACCTGTACACGACACGCACATGCAAGAACTTCAAACGGAAGGCGGATGGTGGCGTGTAGTGACATATCGTGCGGGTAAGAACAAGGGGCTCCCCAAAGTATTCCGCCTCGATACCGAGGAAGAGAAACTTAAATGGGAAGACGACCTTTACTTCTGCCCGGGCCTGGTGAACATCCAGGAGCTTCCGGAAGTTATCCGGGAGAAGTACGCAGAGCGCGGAGAGTTCCGACAGGCGCGCACCCTGCAGGACGGTACGCCAGTATACAGCACCAGCACTGACGCAATGGAGGCGCTGGCTCGCCAAGGGTTCGAGTTCTGTAAGTTGGTAAACGAGCTGGCGGCGCTGGAGAAGGATACCGGCACTTACTATTTGCGAGAGGTCCTGGACGCAGAAGGTAAGGTCAAAGAGCGGAAGGGGATGCTGCAGTACGTAATCCCTGAGCGCCCAGATGGTTCCGGTATCATACACCACCGGCTGAATACTTGCGCCACTGTAACCGGGCGCCTGAGTAGCTCTAACCCGAACCTGCAGAACCTGCCCCGCCCGGATGAGGACGGTGATGGGGTAGCTAAATCTAAGGTGAAGCAGGTATTCACCAGTAGATTCGGGGACAACGGACGTATCACTGAGGTTGACTACTCGGCACTGGAAGTAGTTATGTCCTGCGTCCACACTGGTGACAAGAAACTGCTGGGACTGCTGCAGAGTGGTACGGATATGCACTGTTACCGCCTAGCTTTCCGTGAGGAACTGCCGTATGAAGAAGTATATGAGCGCTGCCACAACAAGAAGCACGAGCTGTATCCGCTTTGGAAGGCAATGCGCACAGGTATTAAGGCTCCTAGCTTTGCAGCCCAGTATGGCGCTACGGCTAAGGGGATTGCGTTTGCTACTGGATGTACGGTGGAATTCGCACAGGCTTTCTTGGACAACGAGGCTGCGCTGTTCCCGCAAACAATTGGCTTCCGCGCTGTTGTCAAGGAAGAGGTAGAGCGTACCGGGGCAGGGGGGCGTCTGTACCGCGAGCAAGCTGATGATGGTAGTTGCCGAGTATACCGAATCGGGACGTGGACTAGCCCAGCCGGTGCACGGTACAGCTTCCGCCAGAAGGAGCAGTGGAAGGAGGTTGTGCCTGGGCAGCGTAAGCAGAAGGTAATGGACTACAAGGAAACCGAGATGGCTAACTACTGGTGCCAGGGGGAAGCGTTCTTCCTGATGGCGGTGGCAGCCGGTATGGTTCTGCGTGCACTCCTGGCCCGTGACTGGTTCGACAATCAGGTGTGCCTGATTACGAACGTACACGATGCATTGTACCTGGACAGTGCCAACCCGGAGGTTGGACGTGAGGCGAGCCTGCTGGTTAAGCAGTGCATGGAGGACGCACCTAAGCGTATTCACCAGCTCTGGCCTAACTACGGTATCATTGGCGAGGTGCCCTTCCCGGCAGAGGCTGAGATGGGTACGAGTATGTACAGTAAGGAGAAGGTTGAATGAATATAAAGTCTGGTAGTATTGTGGAGTTGATGGACCTAGGGCCTGAGCCGATAGACCCACGGTATGCCGCATACTTCACCCCAGGTACAAGACACACGGTGCTATTCTTCGACCCTGTTACTGGGGAGATAGAACTAAGCTACCCTGGGCTGGTAGTGAGTAGGCCTGGGGACGGCGTCACCTTCTTCCCGGGGGAGTACAAGCTTATCGAAGAGTAGTGATAGGTGTACCCTTGGGTGGTGTAGGGTGTTAGGGTAGCACATTACAAGGGAGAAGTAAAGAGTGAAAACAAAGTTAGGAATTAAAGCCGCCAGGAGAGGCTTAAGTGTTAGGGATGTATTCTTCTACTCTGAGTACTACCCTACACTGCTGCTTTATAAGCACAGACTGGACGAGCGGGATAGATTTGTTCCGGTGGGTATACGCCGAGCAAAGTACCTGCGCTGTCATTACGGATATGTTCACGACATAGTGTGGGAATACCACCACGGGCCCAAACCAAAGGGCCTATGGGTGGACCGTATAAACGGGAACAGGTGGGATAACAGAATTGCGAATCTTAGGCTAGTAACGCCAGCAGAGAACAGGGCCAATTATGATGGCTCAAGAAAACCTTTTATACCTGAATGTAAAAAGTGTTGACTCTGGCTTGATTCTGTGATTCCCCAAGAATTAATGTGATACGAGTAGGAACAACACAAGAGAGGCAACCTTGGCTAAAATTAGTTTGATTAAACTATTCACCAAAGAGCAGCACCAGGCGATTTTAAAGCGCTTCCAAAGTAACGCCGAAGCTGCCTGGGCGTACGAGTATGTACTAGCATTTGGTAAGATTCCTGGCGAAGATATTAGTGCTCGGACAATACGTACGGTTGCGGGGATGGGGGTTCCGGCCCCGCAAGTGTCCCGCCAGCTTGTGCGCTACTGGCGAAGCATCTTCGTGGATAACAAGGGGAATAAGGCAAAGGCTAACAACGCCCTGATGCAAGCCCGCAAACTAATTCAACCCTCCCCAACGGATGACATTGGGGATACGTTTGTACCTGAAACCTGTCGACGTGTACTTGTTATCGGGGACTTGCACGAGCCTTACACACACCCAGACGCGTACGACTTTCTGCGCACTGTACGGGACGAGTACTGCCCGGACATTGTAGTGCAGATAGGGGATGAGACAGACGGGCACGCTATTAGCTTTCACGATAGCAGTCCGGAGTTGGACAGCGCTGGGGTGGAATTAGAGAAGGCCAAGCTCGGCCTGGAGAAACTGCACGACCTGTTTCCTAACATGCTCCTGTGTGATTCTAATCACGGCTCCCTTGTATACCGCCGGGCCAAGGCTCACGGGCTCCCTGTACAGTTCATTAAGAAGTACCGGGACATCCTGTTCCCGGAGCACGGGGCACCGAGGTGGAGTTGGGGTGATGCTTGGGATTTGAATACTCCGCTGGGTACTGTGCGATTCCAACATCAAGTATCTGGGGACCTGCTGCTCAACGCAGCCCATGAACGTAAGTCCATGGTGATTGGACACTTCCATGGGAAGTTAGATATACAGTATGCCGCTAGCAGCACTGCCCTGTACTTTGGTGCGCACTGCGGTTGTTTAATCGACAACAAGAGTCTGGCATTTGCTTACGGCAAGTTGTCAAGAAGCAAGCCGATTCTAGGGTGTATGGTGATTACAGATGGGTGCCCGCAAATCATCCCCATGCTGCTTGACGATTCCGGAAGGTGGGCGGGCCGTACCCAGTAAGCCCTGCATCTGCACGTAAATATCATTTGAACTAAACGAGGACGTAATTATATGACTACTAATGTACTGGCATCCCTGAACGCTCTGGTAGACGCAGCAATCGAAACCCAAGATGTAGACATGCGGGAAACCGCACAGGGCGGTGCGTATGAGGACGTGCTGCTACCGAAGGGTGAGTACTACGGCTACTTCACCGAGTACGTAGAAATCGGTAAGCGCCTCCCGACTAAGGGTGGTAAGCCTACAGGTAAGCCTGCAGTGGCCAACGTACGAATCGGCATTGTAGTGTTCGGCCCTAACGGTGAAGTGAAGCGTATCCGTCCGTTCCCTATGGCTATCAGTAACTTTGAGCGCGCAGGCTTCAAGAAGTTCTTCGACAAACTCAACTACGACAATAGCATTAAGCATGCGGCACAGCGTCTGGGCCAGGCCTTCACCTTCCCGATTGATGAGCACACCAGCGCTGCGGGCAAGAAGTCCAACATCGTGGACCTGTCCGGTATCCGCCCGATTCCGAAGTTCGACCCGAACACCGGCGAGCCTGTCAAGATGCCTGCCCTGGATGCCTCTGAGATTAAGCTGTTCCTGTGGAACAACCCAACCAAAGAGACCTGGGATAGCCTGCACATCGAAGGCACCTTCGACGATGGTAAGAGCAAGAACTGGATTCAGGAGGATATGTACAAAGCTGTAGACTTCCCGGGCAGTGCCCTGGACATTCTGCTGAATGCTGGCTCGGTTCCGAGTCCGGCAGCTATGCAGGCTCCGGCTGCTCCTGCGGCCCCAGCTGCGCCAGCAGCACCGACAGCCCCGGTAGCGCCGGTAGCACCGGCTGCACCAGTGGCCCCTGCGGCTCCTGTGGCTCCAGCAGCGCCCGCTGCACCTCAAGCCTAATATACGGGGGTATCCGTGAACAAACAAAGAGGCCTTGAATACATGCTATCTTTAGCTGTGCGCCTTAACGGGGTTGTTGCTGAAATGAAAGCTAGGCGTGATGCCCTGCTTTCGGGGAAGCATACTAGCCCCGAAGCACATTCTGCACCTAAAGCTAAACGACACTAACCTAAACTAATAGGCCCCGCATAGGGGCCTTAGAGGAAGCCTATGAGCACCATCTACATCCTTAGCAAACTCCTGAGCGCGGCCTACACAGCCGAAGCTAAACGTGCCGACGCCAAAGCGCAGTTTAACGAGCAGCTGTCAGTTAAATTCGCAGACGACGCAGTGCGTCTGGCCGCCCAATCCGAGGCGCGAGTAGAAGCCTCCAAGCACAGCAAGGATGAAGCAGCTAAGCATTCTGAGCAGGCCGATAAACTGCGCGCTAAGCGTGATGAAGTAGCTAACTTACTGGGAGTGTAAGCAATGGATAAAGTATTAGACACATACAAGAATCTGGCTATTGTAGTGAGTAATGCAGTCCACGATGCCGCGGTGTATGGTGTACGTATCAACTGCCTGGACAGCGTTTATGCCGCCCTAGAAAAGCTGGCGGCCCTGTACGGTATGGACCTGGACCTGGCTGCTACAGCCTTCAAAGAGCACAACGACCTGGCGGCACATGCCGATAAGTTACGTGGTGATGACCTGGTGCTTATCCGTGTAGTGGGCACGCTCAGCGTTGGCCTGGCGGAGATTGGTTCCTGCATCTACGACGTAGACCAGAGCCTGCGTACCCCGGAAGTAATTGGGGATATGCTAGGCACCTTGCTGGTGCTGTCTGAACTGGAGGGTAAATAATGCGAAATGCCTTTGCCAGAGTATTTTATTTTATGCTAGTGGCCCCGCTAGTACCGGTAGCTATCCTGTGCTGGGTGTTTGAGAAGTTAGAGAACAGTAAGGCGCTGACCGCCTGGGAATCCTGGGCGCGTAAGCTGACCAAGAAGGTTGCGGGGGTCTAATGATTATCAACGGGGTTGACTTATCCCAGCTTGAGGCGCAGTTGGCTCCGCAGAACTCTGGGAAGATTCTGCTGTACGATGCGGATTTTGCAGTTTACAAAGCCGCCGCTACAGTAAAACGTTTGGACACTGCAATCCGCCGCTTCTATCAGTTGGTACTTGAGGACATGTTCCTGGTCGGTTGCTCAGAAGCAGTGGCGTATCTGACTCCCGCTGGCTGTGCTAAGTGTTTGCGCTGGCACCTGCCTACGGCTAAGCCTTATCAGGGGCAGCGCGCTAATCGACAGGAGCTACCGCTCAAGGCACCTTTGAAGCGGCACCTGATTGAGAACCCGGACCAGTATTCTGAGCATGGCATACAGGTGGTAAGCAGTGACTACTTTGAGGCCGACGACCTCTTTGTAATGGATTCGTACAGCTTCGGAGACCGGGGAATCCTGATGTCCCAGGACAAGGATTCCTGGCTAAGCCCAATGGCCCGGTTCGATATCCCGACCGGAACCGTGTGGCCTGCCTTGGATAACCCATTCGGCTGGATTAAGTGGGATGATACCCAGGCTATGCCGGTGCGAGCACACGGCACCAAGTTCTTCTGGTGGCAGATGCTAGCAGGAGATGACGCAGATAACGTCAAAGGCATCACGTTGCTTGATGGGAAGCTCTGTGGGAAGCGAACGGCCTTTGATGCTATCTACCCTATTACCTCGGAGCAGGACGCCGCAGAATTCGTCGTAGCGGCCTATGCTCGAAACAACCAAGACGTACTCGCAGAGGCGCAGTGTTTGTGGTTAAGGAGAAGCACAGATGATTGCGCCTACAAGTACCTAATGGAATGT